TGCAGCTATCCGTGCAGCAGATCCCGCTCGCCCAACTCAGGCGAGAAGCGGGGGCCTTGTTCGAGGCCCACTTCACCGAGTTATCGGTAGACGCTGAGCGTGGGCTAGATGTTGCATGGCCGGTGCTCGATGCGATCGAGGAGCGGGGAGACTTGCACGTGGTGGCGGCCTACGTGGCTGCCAGCCGGGGGCACAGCGAAGAGATCGTGGGTTACTCCGTCAGCATCTTCGTCCCCCGGCACCTGCACTACGACTTCAGCTACGTGCAGAACGACGTGCTGTTCGTGCGCGAGGACCACCGGGGCACCCGCATCGGGGGCCGTCTGATGTCAGCCACGCGAGCTTTTGCCAAGGAGCGAGGCGCGAGCGAAGTTGCTTGGCACGCGAAGCAGGGCTCGGAGCTGCACAAGCAGCTAGAGAAGTCCACCCGGTTCAAGTGCCGGGACGTCATCTACAGCGAGGGGGTCTGATGGGCTGGGCAGCAGCTGGCGCAGTGGCAGCCGTGATCGGAACGGGCTACGGCATCTACGCAGGTGAGACGCAATCGGCCGCGGCGCGCAAGGGGCGGAACCGGCAGCAAGCAGCGCAACGGCAAGCCATGTCGCAGCAGTCGGCAACCGCTGCGCGTTCGCAGGGACGCGAAGCGCAACGCCGGCGAGGCCGCCAGATCGCAATTGCTCAGGCGACGCGGACGGGCACGAACCCCACGAGTGCCTCAACCCCTACCGCTCTTGACTCCACCACTGCCGTCACCGGCGCAGCTGCGTCTCGCACGCTAGGGTAACGCATGGCAGTAGCTACGGCACCGGAGCGCAAGACCAACGAGCTGTTGCTACAGCGGTTGCTCGCGCGTCACAACCGGCTGAAGTCTGAATACAGCGACCAACGCTCATCGCACGAGAGTATCGCTGCGCAGATGTGTCCGTGGCGAGGCCGCTTCACCCAGAAGACTCGGGCCAACAAGCAGGTCACCGAGCAGAACGCGGTTTACGACTCGACTGCAGTTCGCGCGCACCGTGGCATGGGTGCGTTCCTCATGGGCGGCGGGTCGAGCCCCGCGCGCAACTGGTTCAGGTTGAAGCCGCCTGACCCCAGGCTGGAGGAAGTCTATTCCGTGCGCGCGTTCTTCGCGGAGGCAGCTCGGCGCATGCGCTTCGTGATGTCGCGCTCGAACGTCTACCAAGCGCTGCACAACGCGTACGAAGAGATCAGCGCCTTCGGCACCGCTTGCGTGCTGATGGAGCGGAACTTCGACACCGTGGTGCACCTGCACACGCTCACGGTGGGCAGCTACTTCCTAGCCACCAGTCCGCTCGGGGTAGTGAACTGTGTCTACCGCGAGTTCGAGATGACGGTTGGCCAGATCGTGGCTGAGTTCGGATTGGAAAACGTGACGCAAGAGATCCGCCACCAATACGACGAGGGAATGCTTGAGACCACTCACACGGTCACGCACGCGGTGGAGCCACGCGAGGATCGGCTCATGGACAAGCTCGACCAGCTCAACATGCGCTTCCGGTCGGTCTACTTCCTGCAAGGTGAGAGACGCGACAACCGCACCCGCGGCATCTTGCGCGAGGGCGGCTATAAAACATTCCCCTACTTGGTGCCGCGGTGGTCAGTCACTGACCTGAACTCGTGGGGCTCCGGCCCAGGCCACGAGGTGCTGCCCCACGCGAAGCGACTGCAGAAGATGCAGTTTGCAATGGGTGAAGCAGTCGCCTTCGGCGCCAAGCCCCCGTTGCAAGGACCGCCGGGCCTGACGCAGAAGGACATCAAGCTACGCCCAGGTGGCTACACCCCAGTGGCGAACGGAGCGAACCAGAAGATCGAGTCGATGTTCAAGGTGAACCTCGACGTGGTTGCGCTCAGTGACCAGATCGAGCGCACGCAGGACCAGATCAGCCGCGCTCTCTACAACGACTTGTTCATGCTGCTCATGAACTCGCGCCGCGCAAAAACCGCGACCGAAGTTGACGAGATGCACGAAGAGAAGATGCTGATGCTCGGCCCAGCGCTGGAGCGTCTGCACAACGAGTTGCTTCGTCCTCTGGTCGAGCGCGTGTTCGGCTACATGGAGGAGGCGGGCTTGCTCCCCGCGGTGCCCAGTGAATTGCAGGGCGTGCCTTTGCAGGTCGAGTTCGTCTCGATGCTACAGCAGCTGCAGCAAGCCTCGGGGGTCGTGACCTTGGAGCGCTTCCTCTCGATGGTCTCGGCCGGCGGAGGCGCGTTCCCCGAGATGCTCGACATTGTGGACGCGGACAACGTGGCGCGCGATTACGCGGACATGCTCGCCATCGAGCCCGACAACTTGCGCGACCCGAACGACGTGGCTGCTATCCGGCAAGCCCGAGCAGAAGCGCAGAGCCAGCAAGCGCAGGCCGAGGCGCAGGCGGTGCAAGCCGGCGCCATGCGAGACGTGGCAGCTGCCAACCGAGACGCCCCCGATCTCGCGGGGGCGTTCCAGGGCTACGGAGGGATCTAGCAGATGCAACTCGAACAAGTAGCAGCGGTGGTCCCATGGTCGGAGTTGCTGAGCGGTGGCGGCATTGGCGTCGCGCTCGGCATGGGCTGGCTCGTGCTGAAGTATCTCAAGGAGCAGCGCGTGCTCGAACTCGAGGAGTCGCGGCGAAAGGATCAGACGATCGCCGGGATCACCACCGAGTTCAGTCAGACAATTCGCAACGTCAGCGCTGATGTGAAGGAAGGCATGGCACAGATGCAGGAAACCCAAGTCATCCTGCTGAAGGACAACCGTGAACGCGAGGCCAAGCTGCACGAGCTGCTGCGCGAAGTGAGAGCATCATGAAGAAACTACTCCTCGCGGGCTTGCTGCTCGCATCCTGCACCGCTCCCGGCTCGGGATACGTGCAAGCAGACCTTGCCACGTTCGAAGCCATCGCGCCGAGCTACTCCGCGTACGTGCTGGCCGACCCACTGTTGAACCAGCCGGAGAAGGACCGCCGGCTGCTGGTGGTCGAGACGTGGCGGGCGCGACTCTACACGGCGCCAGGGGTGTTGAAGTGAGCAACCCGACGCCGGAAGCGTTGCTGCTGGAACTTCAGGCACGAGTGGCGAACCCGGAGATGCAGATGCAGTTGGCCACCATTGCAGCAGATGCTACTCGCATCGCGGCCATGGCACTGAGCGACCCTGCCAAGGCGGAGCAGGAGGCCAAATACCTGCGCGCGTCGATGGCCAACATCGCCGCATCTGAGATGTCAGCGGTCCAAGACGTGGTCGAGACGTGGATCTCGCAGGCGGTGTTCGTGTTCCTGCGAGCGGCTTTCGCTTCCGCAGGGGGCACATAAGCCGCCTCGGGGCGAGGTAGTTTCCCCCGCATGGCACTTCCCACCGTGAGGCAAACCCATTGAGCGACACCTCGCCGAGCGATGCACTGCGCTGGCTGATGGGCCAGCCGCAGGGCCGCGTGGTGCTGAGGTGGCTAGTGGATACCACGGGCTTCCGCGAGGAAGTGTTCGCGCTGAGCAACTCGCAGATGAGCTTCAACGCCGGCCGCCGCGCCATCGGAGTCGAGCTGCTGCACAAGCTGCGCGGTGTCGACGAAAACCAATTCAACAAGATCATCGGAGAACTTCTGTGACAGCCATTCCAACACCTGCCGCAGCTCAACCCGCAGCTCCCGCTGCAACCCCCGCAGCACCCGCTGCAACCCCAGTAGTTCCCACGCCAGTGGCTCCCGAGCCCACGCCAACGCCAACGCCGAAACTGGTGGTCCCGCCGCCAGAAGAGCCGACGCCGACGCCTGCGCCCGTGGAACCAAAGGACGGTGGCGATACGCCCCCCGACGATCCCGCTGAGCCGGAAGCCTTCGACCTCAACGTCCCCGAGACGATGCTGCTCGACGAGGCAACCACTGCCAAGCTCATCGAGACCGCCCGCGCCCAAAACCTGACCGCAGCCCAAACCCAGGCACTGCTTGACTCTGTCGCTCCGTCGCTTGATGCGGCGCAGGCGCAGATGCTCAAGGAGACCCGGGAAGGCTGGGCAGCAGAGATCGCGAACGACCCCAAGTTCGGAGGCGAGCGCCTTCCGCAAAGTGAGGCGTTGAGGGATTCAGCCGTACGAGCATTCGGTGACGAAGCGCTGAAGGAACTACTGAACGCCGGTGAGCTACCGCTTGGCCAAGAGCCAGCGGTGTTCCGCTTCCTCGCGAAGATCGGCGCGGCAATCACCGAGCCCCCAGCAGTTCAACCCGGCGCCAATGGGGCGCCCCTGCAGGGCAAGAGCATCAGCGGCGACGTGTTCAAGGACGCGAGCCACGCTGCTTCGGTCATGTACGGCGACTCCAAGTAATCCAATCAGATGGCAGCACTCAGCAACACCAGCCTCACCTTGGCCGACTGGGCCAAGATGTTCGACCCCGATGGCAAGATCGCCGTCGTCACCAACGTCCTCTCGCAAACAAACGAGATTCTGGAGGACTGCGTTTTCAAGCAGGCCAACGGCAAGACTCACCACCGGGTGACGATCTCCACCGGTTTGCCGGCGTCCTACTGGCGCCAGGTCAACCAAGGCATCCCACCCAGCAAGGCAACCACCGCGCAAGTCGATGAAGGCATCGGCATGCTCGAAGCCCGAAGCGAAACGGACTGCGTGCTCGCTCGCCTGAGTGGCGACGTGAACAAGTTCCGCTTCGGCCAAAGCCGGACGCACATCGAGTCGATGGGCCAGACGCAGGCCAACACGATGTTCTACGGGCGCACTGCCACGCAGCCGGCGTCCTACCTCGGTCTGGGCGACCGCTTCGGCGTGCTCTCGGGAGCGGCAAACTCCCAGAACGTGATCAACGCCGGCGGTACTGGCGCGGGTCAAATGTCGGTCTACCTTGTGGGCTGGGGTGACGAAACGGTCTACTGCACCTTCCCCGAAGGCTCGCAGGCCGGCATCGTTCACCAAGACCTCGGCGAGCAGACGGTCTACGGTGCCGGCGGCGTCGCCGCGAACCGGATGCAGGCCTTCGTCGACCTGTTCCAGTGGCACCACGGTCTGGTAGTTCAGGACTGGCGGTACGTGGTCCGGATCTGCAACATTGATACGAGCGATTCGCAGATCCTCGGCGGCCTCCAAAACCCCGCGAGCCTCAACAACCTGCTCCACCAAATGGTGAGGGCTGTCTACCGCATTCCGAACCTGAACATGTGCAGGCCCGCGTTCTACGTGAACCGGTTGGCGCACAGTGCGCTCGCCCGGATCGCGATGGAGAAGAGCCAAGGCGCGCTTGCGTTGCAAGAAGGTCTCACGCAGTTCGGTTCGCCGACGCGCTACCTGAGCTGCTTGGGCGTCCCAATTCGCCGCTGCGATGCGCTGCGAGTTGATGAGGCGGAAGTCCTCTAGTCCCGCTCGCGGGCTGCTCGACTAGGGCAACCCGCGGCCCCAACCAACAAACAGGAACTCCCAATGATCTCAGACATCAACTTACAGGTGGCCACCTCGCAGGTGCTCACCACGGCAGCCGGCGGGCGCACCGTCACCGAGTCCTCGGTGGACGTGGGCGGCGTCGCAGTCTCGGCGATGACAGACCCCGCGGGTCTGGGCGTCAACCTCGCACCCGGTGCGTCACTCACACGGGACATCGGCGAGGGCGAGCCCCTCTACCTCGTGTTCACCAACGTGGGCAGCGCGACGTTCTCGGGTGTGACTTCGGTCGTGTTCGAGCTGGTTACCTCGGCAACCGGGCTACTCGGTTCCCCCACGGTCTTGATCCGCACGGACGAGATTCCCGTGGCTTCCATGGTGGCGGGCAAAGAGATCGTGCTGCGTGTGCAGTTCGACCCCGAGTTCAAGGATAGCATCTTGCAACGCTACCTCGGCGGCGCGGTGTCGGCGGTGGGTGGCACCAATCTCGCCAACGCCACGATTGACGCGCACTTCGTGCACGGCAACCAGAAGGGCGGCAAGAAGTTCTACCCCACATCGACCATCGTCTAAGGAGCCCCCGGCATGATCCTCGACCAAGCAGCCGCGTTCTCGAACGCGCAAGTTTTCTCCGCGGTGACTGCGGGGATCTACCAGTCTGACAACTGGATCGACCTCGGGCAGTTCACGGACGCCAAAGGGGTTGTCTCTAGCCCTGACATCGCAGCGGGGGAGCAACTCTACGTGCATTTCAGAGCAGCGTCGGGGTTCTCCAGCTCCACGTTCAACGTGGCAGCAGCTTTCCGCGCGGTGGTGTTCATCGACGACGTGAGCCCCCCAAGCTCGGGGAACGCCACGGCGGTCTTCCTACCCGCCAGCCACGAGATCGTCAATCAATTGGGGGTCGGCTTCGCGGTGTCGTTGGCGGCGGGGCAGACTTTCACGCTACCCATTGCTTCGCCCCAGGGCGGCGCCATCAACCCGCAGAACTCTCTGCTGTCTCGATCGCTGGGCAAGCGCTACATGCGCGTGGCCTACCAGTTCAGCGGCACGGGCACTTTCTCGGGTGCGATTGACGCGATCCTCACGAAGGATTCGATGTCGCCGGGGGCACCCATGCCGGGCAGCAAGTATGTGGGCGGTATCTACCCGGCCAGCGTTGACATCGGCTAACCCCTAACCGGCCGCGCCCCCTGGTGCGGCTCACCCTGCACTCATGGCGGAGCAATACGGAATCCTGGTTGCGGGGCAGTCCCAAGGCAACCTCGTTGGCGAGCTGGCCTGGTTCGAGGCGCAGGCGCCGGCAACTTCGGTTCGCCGGCCTGACGCGGGGCCCAAGACTCCAACCGTCAGCAGATCCTTTACTCAGGACACCTACACGCTCCCCGGGGTGTGGCCGGAGCGCTACCGCAACTTCCGGCTGCGGGGTCGGGCGACAACGGCGGTCATGCGCCTCGCGCAGTTCAACCCGGTCTCAACCTACTTCGAGATGCAGGACGTTGGCAGTGGCGCGTTCACTAGCCACTTTACATCCGCGTTCCCCGGCTATGCAGCTTCCTTCTCGCAGCCGGGCTCAGACACCGCCAAGGTCGAGCTGGCCTGCGCGTTTCAGGATCCCCCTTCGGGTCTGGTGGTCGTGCGTGAAGGCACGGGCACTTCGCACATCATCGGCCCCGGTTGGTCAAGTGCGTCCCCGGGGCTCATTACGCTGCTCTCGTCGGACCCCACCCCCCACGTGCCGGGGGAGATTTACAAGCTCCCGCTGCAGTGCTACGCGGTTGGGACCAACCAAACCATCCCCACCAACGTCCGCTTCGGGGGCTACCACGACGGCGGCAGCCTGCTCGAGGCCGCTTTGCTAGGGGGCACCACCGCCACCCTTGGGGGGCACGTGGTGCAGCCCTACCCCGTCACAATCCCGGGAAGCCCGATTGGCGCCCCGGTCGAGCTGCGTTGCCCCACCCGCCATATGCGAGTTGGGCAACGCCTGCGGTTCACCACCACGGGGTCGCTAGGGGATTTGGTCGCAACTACCACCGACTACTGGGTAGCGCGGGTAGACAACACGGCGGGCAGCCCCAAGTTTTACGTGACCACCAACCGAGGGGGCTCGGAGGTGCTGAGCACGGGCGCAGCCCCTTCGGGCACTCAGATGCTAGCGGTCCTCCCGCAGTCCTTCGACGCGACCATGGCGGGAACGCGTGTGCGGTGGACCTCGGGCACGATGGCAGGGCTAGCGTTCGACCTGGACGACTGCGAGCTAGTATCTGCGGCCCCTACCGATCACTTCCACTTGAAGACCCTGGAGGTGATGCCCTTCATCCCCCAGATCGGGGACACCTTCGAGATCGAGCCCCAGCAGATCAACAACGAAGACGTGGGCTGGCAGGAGTTCCAGCACTTCGTGCCTGAGTGCCGAATGCAAGGGCCGGCGTCCACTGGCGGGGTCGCCGTCGCGCATAGCTATGCGGCAGTCACGCCCGGGACCGCGGTGACCTTTCAGAGCACGCTCGGCGCGGTGTTCGAAGGAATGCGCATTGGCATCTACGACTACTACAATCTGGGGTCGACGGCCATCACCCCCGCCCCTACCTCGGGGTCATTTCAGGGGGCGGGCCAGACTCTCTACGCGGTGAACGTCGACTATGCGGCAGGCTCCTACCAAGTAGCCACGTCTTATGGCGGCACCCCCATCGCAGACGCCACCTTGGCTGCGGGCTTTGTTACCGTCTTCCAACTGGAGCACCCGGACCGAGGCAACCCAATGCCCCCCGGGTTCAATTTCGACAACGCCAGTCCGATCCCCGAGAGTTACCAACCCTACTTCGGGAACTTCGTGGGGTTGCAGCGAGGAGAGCCCGGAGCGACCTTCACCACGTCTCTCGCGTTGGCGATGCACGAGAAGCTCGGGCGCCCCCTCTACCTCGTGCACGCGAACGTAGGAGGGACTGCACTAGCTCGCCGCGAGGTCTCAGGGAACTCAGTGGCTGGAGTCGCGCATGGAGGGTTTGACCCCAAAGTGCTGCTCGATTGGTCGCCGAGCGGCGAGGTGGATAACTGCTACGCTCGCCTGGTCACCAAGCTGGAGTGTGCCAAGCGTGCTGCAGCGGCGCTCGGCCACACTCTCAAGATCGTGGGCGTGTTCTTCCCCCAAGGGGAGACTGACACCACCGACGCAGCCATGCTCGCGAGGTATCCCGACAACATCAGGGCATTCGTGGCCGCGGTGCGGGCGAAGATCGTCGAGCTAGGTCTGTGGGACGGCCCGGCCGAGACAATCCCGTGGTGGCAACCACAACTCCCCACGTCGGTGGGTGGGGATTGGGGCATGGACGGTTACGCCAGTAATGTGGCATTCAACGAGATCCTGACAGAGCTGGCGGAGGAAGATCCTTACTTTGTTACCCGGGCCCTTCCCGACGCGGTCGTGGGCTACGACGGCATCCACTACAGCGGGGGCTACCAGTGGACTTTGGGCCTGCACGCTTTTGCTGACTGGGCGACTATTGCGCCGTCCCTGAGCGACCGCACGCGGATCGACATCTGCAACCAAGCGTTGAAGAACGTGGGGGAAACGAAGGCCATCCAATCGTTGACTGAAGACTCGGCGGCAGCTCGGTTGTGCTTGCGGTATTACCCAGTGGCTTCGCGCACCTTGCTGGAATCGTTTGCGTGGCAGTTCGCCACCAAAACGCAGACCCTGGTGCAGGTGGCCAACTCCAGGGCAGACCTGGATTGGCAATATGCCTACCGCTTGCCGTCCAACTTCCTGAGCGTAGTGGGGCTGGGCCCCGACGCTGCCGGCGCCGTTGTGCGCGACGAGATCGAGCATTCGATCGAAGGCTCCGTGCTCTACTGCAACTTGTCGGCCGTGACTTTGCGCTACACCTCAGCGTCCCCAGACCCTGCTGACTATTCGCAGCACTACACCAACGCCCTCGCGCACCAGCTAGCCGCAGAGATCGCGCCGGCACTGGCGCAGGGGGACAAGGGGGCGGCCTTGGCTCAAGCGCAAATGCAGCTAGCTAACTACTACACCGATCTGGCGAAGGAGCACACGGCGCAGCGGCTGCGTCACTCCAACCCATCCGCGCAGAGCTATGCGTGGGACTAGAGCATGAACACAAAACTGCTGCACAATTCGTTCAACGCGGGCGAGATCAGCCCCGAGCTTCTTGGAAGGCCTGACCTGCAGCAGTTCCGCTTTGGGGCGGCTCGACTCTTCAACTGGATTTCGAAGACCTCAGGCGCGGCGCAGCTGCGCCCGGGGTTTGAGACCATCGCCCCGCTTGACTCACGGGCTCGCCTGATCCCTTTCAAGGATGACGGTGACGACTACCTGGTTGCGCTATCCGCGGGGTCGTTCCGCCTGTTCCGAAACGGGGTGCCCATCAGCGTCAACGGGGGCTTCGACGATGTGTTCGTGGTGGGGGACCAAGCCACCTCGGGGAACATCGACGTGGTGAACGATGTCATATACACCCAGCGCCCTCACAACTTCACAGACCTCGAAGAACTGCGCGTGATCTCGACCGGGGGGACTGGCGAACCCGGCGGGCTCAACTCGACGACGATCTACGAGGCTCGGCCAGCCGGCCCCTACGGGCTGCAGTTCAAACGGCTGACGGACGACCCGGTGGACATCACCAGTCTCAACACGGGCACGCTGGCGGTTTGGCGTGAGGCAGGGCTGCCCGAAGACTACCGGCCTTCGATCCCGCTCGTCTCCGTGACCACTCGGACCGGGGGCGGCCCGTCTGGTTACGGGCATGCTTCTTCGAGCGTCGTGCTGGCGACCCCTCACGGGTGGCCGGTTGGCACCCGGTGGCGATGGAACACCACGGGGGGCGGGGTCGCGCCGCCGGTAGTGTCGCCAAACGGGTATGTGGACCCCTACTATGGGCAAGAGTTCACGGTGGTCGCGGATGACCCTGGCTCAGCCCTCGGGTTCCCCCTGTCGTCGTCTGCGTTCGAAGCTTCGCGAGTAGTTGTAGCGGGCAGCACTTCCTACACGGTCTCGGTATCTGCCCCCGGGACTCCAGCCTTCACCCCACCGGTGTCCGCGGAGCGTTACTACCCGGCGGGCTTCATGTGCTTCTTGCGCTCGGCGCTGGGCCCGTTCCCATCAGGGAGCTTCATCAGGGCCAAGGCAGGAGTGTGGGGGGTAGCCGTCCCAAGCGCTGCGGATTGGGAGTTGGTGCCAGCACCGTGGCTGGAGCTGCCCAACAACTACACCGCTGCAGAGCTGAACGAGGTCACCTACGCCCAGACCGCGGGCAAGATCAGGTTTGCGCACCGCAACCACCCCACTCTTGAGCTGTATCTCACGGAACTGGGCCAATGGTCCTACCGCACTCCACTAGCCGCTGACGCGTCGCTGAGCACCCCAACCGTGACGCCGTTCAGAGGGGCTCAGATCCAGGTGCAGAGTGCCGCAGTGGGGACGTTCGGCTCCATCACGCTGGTAGGTGACACCGGTTTGGGCGCGGGGGACTTGGTCTACGCTTCGGGCACGCCGAGCACGACGGGGGTGGCTGACGGGTTCTACGTCGTGGGCCTAGTTGCAGCAGGGGGCAGAACCATCCAAGAGCTGTTCGACCTGTCCGGTGCGCTCGCCACGTCCAGCCTGAGCACCTTCGGGGGCGGGACGCTGACCGTGGCGGAATCAACCGCAGACTCGCTGGCCCGTTACATCATCACCGCGGTAGACGAGCGGGGGCGTGAATACGCTCGGTCGGCGCCTTCGGCGAGCACCTTCAACTTGCTCCGCAATGCGGAGGCTTACAACACGGTGGGCTGGACGCCATCGGCGGGGGCGGCGGCCTACCGCATCTACAAGGAAGTCGACGGCACGGAGCTTTTCGGGTTCGTCGCCGAGGCGGGGGCCCCCCCGTTCCTCGACCGGAATGTAGACCCTGACTACGCAACCCAAGCCCCTAGCATTGACAGTGAGCTGCAATTGGACTACCCGGGCGCGGTCGGCTTCTACGATCAGCGTGGGGTGTTCGGCGGCAACACGGCAAAGCCGCAAGGGCTCTGGTTCAGCTCGTTGGGGCGTGACAGTGAGCTAGTGACTCGGCGGGCGCAGCTGGACACCGACCGGATTGCGCTAGAGATCGCAGCGAAGGAAGGGCAGTCCGTGCGGCACATCGTGCCAGTGTCCGAGCTGCTGATCCTGACGAACAGCGCGACCTGGTCGCTATCCACGCAGAACACCGACGCCCTCACCCCGACCTCGGCCAAGCTGCGGCTGCAGACCACGGTGGGCGCCAACCGAGTGACTCCGCTCGTCATGGACAACTCGGTGCTCTATGTGTCGGGGGGCAACCACGTCTACCGGTTGGGCTACCAACTCACGGAGAACAGTTTCGGCGGAGCCAACCAGTCCACTCGAGCGGCGCACATCTTCGACAACGTGAACCTAGTCGACTCCGCCACCACCAAGTCGCGGTTGCCGGCGGCATGGTACACAACCGACACCGGTCGCCTGCTGGGCCTCACCTACGCGGAGGAGGAGCAGGTGTCCGGGTGGCACCAGCACGAGCTAGGTCACTACAGCGTGCGCTCCGTGGCAGCAGTCCAGGAAGGCGCGGAGGATCGTCTCTACGTGACCCTGGAGCACCGATCGACAGGGGCGTGGTTCCTCGCTCGCCTGCAATCCACGAACATCAGCAGCCCCATCAGTTCGGCGCACCTCGACATGTGCCACGTGCGCAACACTCTGCGAGCGGACCCTGCAAGCCTAACCGTGAAAGGGTCGCTTCGGGTAGGCGGCGAGATGAGGGTTGCGTCCACCCGGTTGTCGTTCGACTTCAACATGGTGGGGGAGGTGCTCTACTTCCCTGACACCGGTCTGCGGATGCAGATCACTTCTCGGGAGACGGCCAGCCAAGTGACTTGCCGGGTGACCAACGTGGGCTCGGCAGTTGTGGGTGTATTCTCTAACTGGGGGGTGACCGTGACCCGGTTACGGAACCTCACCGCCCTGAGCCAACACGAGAGAGTCACCGCATTGCTGGAGGCGGTGGATGGCACTATCGGGTTCGCCACTCTCAGCGTGGCGAGCGACGGCAAAGTGGTCCTCCCGTATCCCTGCCGCACCGTGCACATCGGTGACCTCTACTTCAACGAGCTGCGCACGATGCCAGTCACCGCACAGATGGAAGCTGCGGGGCTCGGCCGAGTGAAAGCGATCTCGCACGCTTACACGCGGATCTATGAGACCGCTGGGCTGCAAGTGGGCCCTGACATGAGCCACCTGTCTGACATGTTCCCGGGCGACTTCAGCTTGCGCTCTGAAGAGGCGCGGGAGCTGATCGAGCAAACTTGGTCCCGTGACGGGCAAGTATCTTTCAACCAGCCTCGACCGCTGCCCGCTACCGTGTGCAGCGTCACCCTGGACGTTTCTTTTGGAGGCTGATACCGATGCCAGACAACCAAGGCCCGCCCTCGCTGCGGGGCATGAGCTACGCGCAAGCCAAGCAGGCGACTCAGATCTACAACGCTGACCGCAACTACCAAGGCTTCATCGACTCCCTCAGCGGCTTCAGCTTGGCGATGTCGATCGGGGGCTCGGTGACTCAAGCGATTGGCAACTTCTACGCGGTCAAGCAGCAGCAGGACCAGCTCAAGGCGCAAGCGCTGAGCTTGGACTTTGCGGGGCAGGTGGCCGAGTTCAACTCGAACATGATCCAGCAGCAAGCGGCCCGGCTAGGCCAGTCGGTTCGCCAACAAGTCGGGGTCTCGCGCATGCGTTACGCGGAGGCCCAAGCTACTGCGCGGGCTTCGGCCGCGGCGCGCGGTGTGAAGGTCGATAGCGGATCTGCTGCCGAATACGAGGCCGCGCTGAACCTGATGAGCCAGATCGACGCAATGACCATCGAAGCCAGCGGCGACGAGCAGATGGCCAGCCTTGAAGCCGGCGCCACGGACCAACGCAACCGCGCGCTACTCAATCGCACCTCGGCGGCAAATGTGCGCTCGACCGCGCGTTCCTTGTCCCCAGTATCGGCCTACGTGGCGACGGAGGTAGGCAACGCCGGCCGGGTGTCGGGAATGTTCTACGATCGGTTCGGGGTTGAAGGGAGGCGCCGCTAGTGGTCACCCCTCAGCAGTCTCTCTCGATCGGCTCCAACGGGGGCCGGGCCTCGGCAACCGAAGTCACCCCCGTGCAGGGGGCGCAGTCTCAGCAAGCGGCTGCGCTAGGTGAAGCGCTGGGCAACACAGGAGCGCAGACCTTCCGCCTCACGCGGGAGATGCAGCGCGACTTTGACAACGCCAAGTTCCAGGAAGCCAGCGCCCGCTACGCGGAGATGCTCGCCAACACCGAGGCCGAGTTCGACCAGCTGGTGGGGGACCAGGCGCACCAGAACTTCGACCGGATGCGCGACAAGCTGGCCACCCGCAGAACGGAACTTGAGAAGAACCTCACGTCGAGCGAGCAGCGCCGCGCGTTTGGCTTGGACGCATCCACTAGGCAAACTGCGACCCTGAACCGGATGAACGCTCGCCGAGCCGATCAGCTGCGCGTCTACCGAATCGGAGCAGCATCTGCGTCGCTCGACCAAGCAATGCGGGACCGAGTCAACGCAGGGGTGAAGGGGGACACCACCGACTACATTCGGCAGTCGATGGTCATGCACCGCAAGCTCACGCAGCTGGCGGAACTGAACGGCTTCTCCGAAGAGCAGGTAGCCGCAGCCACCGACAAGGCCGAGGACACGGTGAGCGTCTCGATCGTGGAGGGCCTGCTCGATGCCGGCGCCGTGGCGCGAGCCGGGAACTTCTTGGAGTCCATCGACGGACGTATCCAAGACCCGGTCAAGAAGGCCAAGCTAGAACAGCGCATCCGCACCGCTGGCATCAAGCAGCAGGCTGACGCACTGGTGCCCGGGGTGAGGAAGCACGCCCCCGGTGACTTACTCGAGCAGCGTTCGCTCATCCAAGAGATGGACGTGCCCGTGGAGGTGAAAGATGAACTGCTCAGACGAGTGCGCGGGTTCATCTCCGAGGACCGCGCGGAGGTGCAATACCGGCGTACGGAAGCGATGGGCCAAGCCACTGAGCACGCGCTGCGCGGTGAGGAGCTGCCCGAGAAGTTGGAGACCGAACTCCGCGACTTGGGCATGCTGGAGCAGGCGCGCAACGCGATGGCGAACGTGACGACACCCCAAGGGGAGGTTGTCATGGAGACCATCACGGGCGCCCAGTTGCGCGCGTTCGAGACCCCCGAGTCTCTCATCAACGCTTACGCGCACGAGCTATCCGTGAGCGATCGGCGCCGGCTCCGCGCGATGTGGGACCGCACCATGGGCGAGGAACTCCAACTCCGCATGAAGGCATCCGAGCAAGCTGGGGGGTCGCTGGGCAAGCGGTCTACCTACGCGGACAAGGCGGCCGACACCGACGCGCTGCTCGATCTGGATGACGTGATCGACCAGCACTTGGTGGACCTCTACCCCGATCGCTGGGGTGGGGTCAACATGTCGTCGGATGCTGCGATGGGGCCGGAGCTGGCGCAGAGCCGGCGACAGTTGCGCACCAAGGTGCGCATCGAAGCGGGCAAACTGGCGCGCGTGGCCGGGCGCAAGAAGCCCACCGATCAAGACGTGATGACCGCCACCCGCGAGGTGCTGAAGGTCCGCGCTTCAGGTGCGACCGGCATGTTCTACGATGACCCGGACCGGCCGCTGTTTGGGCTTTCCTCGGAGGAGCTGGAGAAGGCCAATGTGTCGTTCAACTTCAGCGACGGGCGCACCGCGCAATTCAACCTCGCGCGGCAGGCCCCCCCGGGGAGTAGCGTTGCGAGTGTGGCAGCCAAGGACCGGATGCTACAAGCCCGCCAGCAGTTGATTGAACTAGGCACCCCCCAGACTCTGGCCTACCTCGTTGGCGCACCCAAGGGGCACTCAGTCCGCTCGATCGGGGCGAAAGACGGGGTGGAGCAATTCGGGGTCTTTGACGCGCAAGGGGAGCGGGTCAAGCTCAGCTCCGAATTGGGCACCGCGGACAACACCATCAAGCCGCAGTTGGTAAGGCAGGCGCAGGATATGACCCCGAGCTACGTCACGGACACCGACGTGATGCGCAAGCTGGCTCTCGACGAATACAACGCTCGCCAAGAAGGGCGGAAAGCTGCGCCCATCTTGGACGAAGGGCAGCCACTGCCGGCGGAGCTGGAAGCGATGGTCGGGCCGGCTCAGCAGGAGCGCAGCAAGGGCTACGCAACCCTGCGCTCGCAGTGGTCGAGTGCACTCAGCAACTACCTCTACTTGGAAGGGGACAAGCTGAACGTGACTCGAGACGACGAAGCGTTCATGCGCTTTTGGCCCTCGTTCGAGAAGCTGTTCGGCAAGCAGCTGAAGGCGGCCTACGGGTCCGCGTTCCCGCACAACAGCGACGACTTCCGCCGCGCGGTGATCGACTCGCTCTTTAGCGGTGCACCCGCGGAAGATCGGCACCTGCTCTGGGTTTGGTCCGGGCGGCAAGGGCAAAGTGCGCCTAGCGTGCTGACTGCGCACCGTTACCCTAAAGGCGTCCCCGCAGCGCGACCGGGCGCCGGGGCGCACTGGGGCGCACCCTCCGAAGAAGAGTTCCAGCGGGCCTACCTGGAGCAGAACCCCGCGGGCATCCGGTTCACCTACGACCTCAACGGCACGAAGAAGCAATGACCGACTTCAGTTTGATCCCCGAAGGGGAAGCCCTTCCAAACTTCGGGGACAGGCTGCGGCAGTCCCAAATTGACCGGGCTGCGCGCGTGGCTGCGGCCATGAGCGACGAGCGATCCGCCGAAGACCTCGGCGAAGCTCGCCGGCTGGCGGAACGGTTGGGCAGCCCGGTGGCGAGTGTGCTGGCTGATGTCAGCCACGCGCGCACTGTTGCCATGCAGCGCCAAGTCACCGAGCCGTCGTTCGACCGCGACTTCCCGGTGCTGGCCTCCCGAGTGGCGGGGGACTTCGAGTTTCTCACCATGGCCCGAGACGACCTCGGAAACCTGACATCGACCGAGAGCACCCTCGGTTGGCTGGGCCGGGCGTTTGACAACAGCGTGGAAGGTCTCCGGCGTTCGATCGGGGTGAGCATTGGCCGGTTGACCGGTGACGCCCCAGTGGAATCCCCAGCGCAGCGCCAGATTCGCCGTGAAAAGCAGCAGGTGGCTGCTGAGCGCGACGGGGACAACTGGGGGGCCGACGCGGTGAACGTGGTCACTTCGCTCGCTGCGACCGTCACAGGAGGCTTGGCGGGCTTCGCGGTGGCTGGCCCGCCGGGTGCACTGGCAGGCGCTGCATCGGTGTCTTACGCGATGTCCTCGGGGGAGCTCTACAACGAGCTGATCAACACCGGCTACACGCCAGGCCAAGCGGCGCCGCTGGCGGATGGCTGGGGCGCGGTGATGGCGTCGCTCGATCTCGTCGGCGCCGGCCGGGTGACCTCGGCGTTCTCGAAGACCTTCGGCAAGAAGCTGCTGCCGGCGCTGTTCAACAAGGGCCTCTCCGTCGAGACCAAGAAGGCGCTGCTGTTGTCCGCGGTAAAGGAATACGCCATCGACGGGGGCTTTGAGTCAGTGACTGAGGTGCTGCAGCAGACGGCCTCGATCGCAGCTCGGTACCAAGCGCACCTGCAATACCGGTCGGGGGCGTTCGAGGTCGACGTGGCCGGCGAGCTTTGGGACACCTTCGTTCACACGGCTCGAGGCATGGCCCTCGTGGGGTTGCCGGGTATGGGGGTGCGCATCACGGACGGGTACCGGCGAGCAGCCAACGCGGACCAAACCGTGGTCGCCCACCAGTTACTGGAGAAGCTCGAAGCCGACTCGAAGCTGAGCACACGGTCCCCCGCTGACCGCGCCGCCTTCGTCAACGACGCAGCCGCGCCGGACATGAAGAAGGTCTACATCCGGCCGGACAAGCTGCTCGCTGCGGTCGAGAAGCTCGAGCAAGACCCCAACACCGCGGGGGTGAGTGAGCAGCTAGAGACCTCGTTCCCCGGCATCTTGGAGAGGGCGAAGCAAGCCGCCGAAGAAGGCACCGATGTCGAGCTACCGATTGGGGACTGGCAGACCAAGCTAGCCACGTCTGCGCTTGGCCGGGCTTTGATGCCTCACGCGGTATTCCACCAAGACGCCGACACCGCTTCCGAACGGCAAGCGCTGATGCCGCTGGAAGCCGACTTCGCGCCCCAGATGGCGGAGGCGGCAGCTCGAGCGGAAACGGACGACGCTTACCGCGCCACCTTGGACAAGGTCTACGGGGACGCATACGCCCAGGCGGTGGAGGTCGGCAGACCCGCCGAGGAGGCGCGCGCCGTTGCGCTGTTCGTGCGCAACATGGCGGTGACTCTGGCAAAGCACGAGGGGGTAACTCTGCAAGAGTTCCTCGGCCGGCAGAATGCTCTTTCGATCAGGATGGCGGAAGGCCAGAACCCAGCGCCCGAAACACTGTTCCAAGAAGACTACTGGAGCGCGGACCGGCCCCCGTCTCGCGAGGAAGGCACCCCGCTGCACGACCTCACCCAAGGCCCCTTCGACCAAACGGTCTACGACACCGTTCACGGGCCGCAGAACTACGGCACCAAGGGCAAGCACGACGCGGAGATGTTCGGCATCCTGCGCCAGATGCGAGGCAACCCCGGGGCACTCGTCACCGTCTATCGCGCGGTGCCCTCCGAGTTCGCCAGCTCCCCAGTCCGGCCCGGCGATTGGGTAACCCCAGTCAAGGGCTACGCAGAAGACCACGGCGGCGCCGCGCTGAACGGGGACTACGTGGTGCTGGAGCACCAAGTAGCGGCCTCGGACTTGTTCACCAGAGGCGATAGCGTGCTTGAGTGGGGCTGGCAACCAGTGCAGCAGGAGGCGGGCCCCTCCAAGTTTCGGCTGTTCTCCGCGGTGCAAAACGCGCTGCTCGACATGCCTGACAAGGCGTTCCCTCCGGCCACCTGGCGCGGCAACATCAACTCGCTCATCTCAAAGGGGAAAGTGAAGCGGGAGGAGGTGGAACTATCGGGCATCCTCGATTGGCTGAAGTTGCAGACGGGCAAAGTCTCGCGCACTGCGGTGGTTGCTCAGTTCGAGAAGAAGGCGGTGAGAGTGCGAATGCCCCTTGCGCCGGTCCTCGTTCCCCCGGGAGACGAAGACCTAGTTTACCGTTGGGACGTCTTCAGCGACGGGGGGCTCGCAAGTCACCACCCCACCAGGATCGAAGCGCGGGAGGAGGCCGCCCGCCTCAACCGACTCAACCGCGAAGCTCGTGAAGAGCAGTATGTCATCTCGGGGGGCTCGGTGGTCGACGATACTCCAGAATGGCGGCCTACTTTGGTAATCAAGGCGGGCGTGGCCGACCGGGATGCGATCGAGGCTGCGCTCGGGGGTGCCGGCCTCAACATCGTGGAGAGCCAAAGCAGTTACGGGCGAACAGTGCTCTACCTCGCCGCGGAAGGCACGTTCTACGACGAACAGTATTCAGCGCGGCAGTTCCTCGACGAATTGTTGGAGGACTACATTGCCGTGCTCGAAAGGGCTATCGCGGCCACCGGTGCCACCGATGTGTCGGTGGAGGGGGGCTTGGCCGAGGTCTACGCGGCTAGGGATGTTTGGGTGCTCGACAGCCCCTCAGACCGCCAAACCTTTGACACCGAGGCGGAGGCTATCGCAGCGCGGGACCGGGCACTAGAGGACTACTACCTCGAAGACGGGTACTACGTTGTAGAGAACACCGATCACAACGAGCGGGTGGATGAGCTGCTAGCGGAGCGCGAAAACGCCGACGCCGCCGACGCCGACGTGCCGCGCCAAACGGCCTTTTCGAGCTACACCACTCCGGGGCAGAAGGACAATTACGAGGAGCACGTCATTGTGCTGGACGCCGCCGACGTGATGTTTGACGCGCAGTCGAGCGGTCACGGCATGGCCACCGCCGAGCGCAATTTCAACCGCTTGCTCCACATCCGCACCAGTCGGCGGCTAACCGCGGACGGGCAGCCCCTGTTTTTTGTGGAGGAACTGCAAAGCGACTGGGCGCAAGAGTCGCGGGAAGGGTTCCTGGTCGGCGACGACGAGCGGGCCGCCAACGTGGGTATCTTGCAGGAGGAGATCACGCAGGCGCGCCAACAGTTCGACGAGGATGCCAATGTGGCTGCGCTGGAATCCAAGCTCGACATGGCGGAGTTGGTTAGCCTAGAAGTCCGCCGAGGCCTGCGGCTGGACTACGCGCGCAAGGTGGGGATGCTCGAAGCTGAGAAGGCCCGGCTTGAGTCCGCGTTTGCAAGGTCCAACACCGCGTTCGAGCAAAACGAACTGCTGAACGACATCAGCGCGCTCGATGACGAGCTGCTAGACGTGCGCGAAGACATTCGCCACCGAGCCGCCCCCCTCATCTCTAACCGGATGTTCGCCGTTTCAGTGGACGGGGAGCAGGTGACCAACAAGGCGGGGGGCCCTCAGCTGTTCGGGTCTCGCTCAGAAGCCGAGGCCTACGTCAAGAAGGCGAAGAAGGGCGAAGTGGTGGATCTGGGCGACCGCGCCAATACCACTTCGTGGGTGACTCTCGGCCTCAAGCGAATCCTGCTGCTCGCAGCTGAGCAGGGCTACAAGCACGTGGCTTTCGCAACAGGCACACAGAACGCGGCGCTGTACGGGTTGGGCACGGTGCTCAGTGAGATCCGCTACGTGCAGCACTCCAACATCCACCCGCGCAACGAGAAGATCCGAGGTGTGAAACTCTTCAGCCTCACGCTCGTCGACAAAGGCACGCTGCAACTTTGGGTGAACTCCCGCGGCAGGGTCCGCTCCGCGGAGGGTCCGAATGGCCACACCATGACAGGCAAGAAGTTGTCGGACATCGTTGGCAAGGAGCTGGCGGAAGCTGCGCTCGCGTTGGACAAGCCGCACACGATCGAAGTTGCCGACTTCGAGATCGGGGCCAAAGGCATGATCTCGTTCTATGAAGGGGTGATCCCGCGCACCGCGAAGCCGCTGCTGAAGAGCCTTGGCACCAAGATGGAGGTGGTGAAGGTTTCCGCAGTCAACGAATACTCTAGGGGGGAGCTGACCCGCGAGCAGGCGGTGGCGCAACTCGCTGCCGGTGGGACGGTCGACGTGAAGCAGGAGCGGGGCGCCCCCCGGGGCACTCGGGTGCATTCCTTGACCGAGCTGGAACGCCTAGAGGCCTCCGCGGCGACGGGCAACCCGATCACAGGGTTCGAGGTGGAGCGAGGCTACATGGAGCAGCTCGGGTTTGAACTGAGCGATGAAGCGCTGCAGAAACTGGAAGGCGGACTCGCACTGTTCCAAGACGGAGACGAGAACAGCCGAGGCGGCTTCGTACCTAGGCTCAACCAGATCTTGATGAACAGCAAGTCGGACAGTTCGACCCTGTTTCACGAGATGGCGCACTACTACCTCGAAGAGTTGACGCGCATCGCGCAAGCCACGGGGCCAGAGTCGTCAGCTGCGCGCGAACTCAACACGGTGCTGGATTGGGCCGGCGAGAAGCCCGAGCTGTGGGCCCTCAAGTCCACCGAGGCACGGCGCCGGACGCACGAGGCTTTCGCGCTCAACTTCGAGCGCTGGCTATACGAGGGGGTCGCCCCGAGCGAGCCAATGCGCGATCTGTTCTCGCGGCTGCGGGCGTTCATCGTGGGCGTCTACACCGATGTGGTGCAGAAGCTCAACTCGCTCTTTAGGCGGCGATTCGGTGAAGACCTTCCCGCCCTCACGGATGAGGTTCGCCAAGTCTTTGGGCGCATGGTGGCCACCGAGGCCGAAGTTCGATCCTTGGTGGAGGCGCAGCAGTTCGAGGCTCTGTTCCAAACCGAGGAGGAGTTCGTGGCTGCCGGCGGGACCGCTGAGGATTACGCCAAGCAGCTGGAGCAGCACCAGAAGGCCGAAGACCTCGCAGTGGACGAGCTAACTCGCAAGCGTCTCAGGACGATGGAGCTGGCTAGCGGGGCCACCCAAGGCGAACTGAAGCGGTTGCAGCAGCAGCACGTGGTTCGCCGGAGGGAGATCCGCAAGGAAGTGGAGGCCGCCACCCGGCTAACCCTGGTAGAACGAGTGCGCTCGTGGCTGCGGAACGGGGAGCACCTCGACGATTCCGGCGCCGTGGTGTCGACGGTGGGCGCGAACACGTCGCACAAACTCAACCGCGGCGCGGTGGTGACGGGGATGGACCCCAACCGAATCCGAAAGCTAGAAAAGCTCAACGCGCTCACCAACACCGGGTTGAACCCCGACACAGTGGCGGAGTTGTTTGGGTACCCGAGCGGGCAGCAGCTTGTGGATGCTCTGATCGACGAGCCGGAGTTCGGCGCGGTGGTGAAGCGAGACACCGATGCCCGCATGAAGGCGGAGCACCCGGAACTCACTGACCCTAAGCTCATCCGTGAGCAGGTGGCGGAGGCGCTGCACAACAAAGTGCGCCGCCAGATCGTGGCGCAAGAACTCCGCTTGCTGCTCAAGAGCGAGCAACCGGTACGCATGCTGCGCAAGGCTGCGAAGAATGTGGCCGCGCAACGCTTGCGCAGCATGGATGTCCGAGACGTGTCGGTGTCCAAGTTCGCGCTCGCAGCTCGACGTGCACGCCAGGAGGCTGCGGCGGCAGTGAAGAAGGGCGACTACGCAGCCGCGCAGTCGGCTAAGCGACGCGAGCTACTGGCGGAAACCATGGCCGAAGTGGCCGCCAACTTCCGCACCGAGAAGACGAAGGCAATCGCGCTATGGCGCAAGGCGTTCAAGCGCGACGAAAAGTTGACGCCCACCCGGGACATCAACGTGGTGCACATCCTGCGCTCGTTGCTAGCGACGCTAGACGCCGGCAGGCAGGACACCAACCCGGACGAGTATCTTGCCCTGGTGAACCGCTACGCGCCGGAGCTGGTGCAAGAGTGGACCCCCCGCCTCAACCGCGCCCGGGAGATGATGGCGGGCAAGCCACCGGGTGGCTCCGAGGCTAGGTTCGAAGCGCTGACGGTTGACGAGTTTCGTGAGTTTGCTGAACTCGCGAAAGGGCTTTGGCACCAAAGCGCGAAGGTCCGGCAGCTGCAGTTGGATGGCAAGCGCGTGCTGCGCGAGGACGCGGTGGCTGAAGCAAAGGCGTCGCTGGCGGTGGCGTATGAGCAACGCGAGGAGCGTGGCCTACGCGGCGAGATCACCAAGACCGAAGACGCCATCGGCGCGACCAAGGACTACTTCGCGCACCTTGTTCGCATCGAGCACTTGTTCCGCCAGATCGGCGGCATCTTTCCGAAGCTGTTTCAGCGGGTGAAGGACGCCGGCAACGCGAAGCGCATGGATCTGCGGCGCGAGGCTGCTTCGATCGAGCAAGGCATCCGCCGGCTCAACCTCGGCACGGGGACGAAGATCGTGGCCCCGGAACTCGGGGGCTACGTGTTTGGGAACCGCGTCAAGGCGAAGGGCGAGATCCTCGGCTTGGCGCTGCACTTCTACAGCCACGGGTCCGATAGCCGCGGGGTGAGCAACCGAGACAAGCTGCTCGCCGGCTACGAGTGGGAAGAGGGTGACGTGCAGAAGTTCCTCGATCGCATGCAGGACGAAGGCGTGCTCACCGAGGCCGACTTCCGATGGATGCAGTCGGCCTACGACCGCAACGGCAGCTACATGGAGCGCGTGCAGAAGGCGCACTACGCGGCTTATGGCTTCTACATGAAGACCATGAAGACGGAGCCTTTCCTGACGAAGTTCGGCGAGTTCCAAGGCGGCTACGTGCCGGCGCGCGGCAACCCGAAGAAGGTGGCCCGCCTCGCGACGTTCGAGCAGGATCGGCTCGCTGACGCCTACGCGTCTTGGCCGGTCTACGAACGCGGGTTCACGAAGGAACGCTCGGCCAACGTGGCGCACAAGCTCGACTTCAACATTGGCAACCAGATTATCCACGTGGAATCGGTGCTGAACTTCATCCACATGCACCCCGCGGTGCGCGATGTGAGCCTAGTGCTTGGCAACATCGAGGTGCAGAACATCATCAACCGCGACATCGGCCACAAGTTCGTACAGGTGGTCATTCAACCGTGGCTCAAGCGGTCGGCCGAGCAGACGCTAGGCCCGCCGCCAGACTCCACCATGGCGAAGATCGTCGCGTGGTTAGCGAGGGGCGCACAGATGGGCACAATGTTCCTCAACACCGTGAACGCGCTGCAGAACTACACGGGCTTCGGCCCCATCCTGCGCGAGACGAAGGCTGGCTACATCAGCCGGGCTTCGATGCGCTACATGCGGGGCCCGCGCAAGATGGGCCATGAGGCCGCCGCGATCTCGCCTGAAATGGCGGCGCGCATGGAGCGGCAGGTGTTCGAGATCACGCAGCAGACGAACGAGATCCTGCTCGGGGACGGCCGCATCAAGCGCGCCGGCCGGTGGTTCAACCGCAACACTTACATCGCGCAAACGGCGACGCAGCACACGGTGGACGTGATCGGATGGTGGGCTCACCACGATCAAGTCTTCGCCGAGCAGCTGCAGCAGGGTGCCTCAGCAGAGCAAGCGGAGACGCTGGCAATCCGCGAGGCTGACTCGCTGATTAGGCGCACGCAGATGGCAGGGGCGCCCGAGGACATCTCATCCTTCGAGGGGCTCGGCGGCATGTGGAAGGCGATCGCGCCGTTCAAGAGCTGGTTTATCAACTGGTTCAACTACACCGCGACGCGGACCAAGCTGGACTTGCGCAAGGAAGGCGTCGACCGCGTGGCCGCGTTGCTGGGCACCTACGCCACGTCAGTCTTCCTTCCGGGCGTGATCGCCACGCTGATCGCGGAAGGCCTGCGCGGTGACTTCGACGACGAAGAGAACGATGGCTACCTCGACGACTCGGCGGGGCTGATCGCGCGTTCGCACTTGGACCTGTTCACCGGGGCGATGCCCCTCGTGGGTGACACCGTGCGTCTCGCCGGCGCCTTCTTCGATGACGAGGCCTGGAACAACCGAATGCCCTCGCCTCCTTACCTGAAGCTCATGGAGCGCCTGGCCGAGATCCCGCACCAGCTGATCGACGACACCCTGACCCCCGGCGGGGTGCTGCTCGACGCGGTGACCGCGATCGGCGCGGTGCTGCACGTCCCCCTCGAAGGGTTCGGGAAGCGCGTCAAGTTCCTCGAGGAACTGGACGGCAGCGACGGCGCCGGCGAGGTGGCTCGTGGGCTGTTCGTCGGCAGGTAAAAAGAAACCCGCCCCCGTGTCTCAAGGGGGGCGGGTTTCAAGCGCGCGGCATATCCGCGGCTCGGGGCTCAGTTCTACCGAGCGGGGCTGCCTAGGCCAACCGCCTGAGCGCGCTTCTGAGCCCCTGACGGGCTAGGCCTAGTCAGTATCGGCCCGGACAACTTTCGGCCCGGAGCGGCCCCTTCGGTGGCCCCTAAACCACCGAAGGGGCCGCAGCACTTCGACCTCCCGCCCCCCGGAGTCGGTGCGCACAGAGATCAACCGCCCGGTGAACCCCATGCGCGCGGGGCAGGTGCCCCAACCCCGAGTTGGTGCCGGCACTGGCGGCCGGCTCGGCTGGTAAAACAGGCTGGCGAGATCAAGCATTGGGGCCCTCCTCAGAGTCTAGGCCGATGTCAGACTCCCACTTGCGGCACCAGTCAGTCGGGAGCACCTCCGCCCAGCGGGGCCCGTGGGAGCTGGCGCGCGGGTAAGATCCACGGCATTCGAGGGCGCCTTCGTTGTTGACGGCGCAACTCCTGCAGCTCATGCAGCTTTCGGGGTCTTCTTCGCTCATCGTGCCCCCCTGCGCTTGGTCTCCGCGAGGGACCGGTCGAGTGAGGCGCGCGACACCTGCAGCGCAGCCGCAAGTTTATCGAGCAGCTCCGGGTTGGGCTCGATCTTCAAGCCGCGCGAAAGCTGGTTCCACCATTGCGGGGAAACGCCGGCTCGCTTCAGGATCGTCTGCATAGGGACGGGGCGGGGGAGGGCATTCCGAGCACGCGCTCGGTGAGCTAGGACTGCGAGGGTCGGGGTGGGTGTCTTTGCTTTGGTCATCCAAGAAACACAGGGCTGCGGTAACCCTCCGCATCCACGGGCAGCCCTTCGGCCCACGCGGGGAGGTCAGTCAACAACTGGCAAAACTCTTCAGGCGAACCAGTGCCGGAGCGAACCCGGGCACAAGCCGCATCGTGGAGGTGTAACGCGGGAGTGTAGACCGGGTGGTGATCTACTACAACGAGGGCGTGAGCAAGAAGATCACGGGCCGCGGCTTGCGTCACATTCTCCGAGAGTTTCCCCCCGTAAGTGTCCTTCAGGGTCATGCCTTTGCCGCGGGGCCCCCAGAACTGAATAGCATCCACCTCCATCTCGCCGTTCTCCACTTTGCCGGAGTCGTTGACGAAGGGGAACTTCTTCACCATCGGAACTACCCGCGGGTGCCAGTAGCTGAGCATGCGGCCCGAGGGTAGCTCGATAGCCAACCGGTCCGCGGTGCGGCGCAGGATGCACCGGCCCACCCGAGTGGACCGCCCCGGCTTGCCGGCGACCAACACGCGGGACTCTTCTTCGATGTGGCGCCAGAAGTCTACGGTGCACGGGTTGCGGTCCCTCCATAGTCGCGTGATCCGCCGAGCTTCTAGTAGCTCCAAGTCAACCCCGTAGCTGGCTGCAGTGTCGCGGAACTTGATGGGCCCCATTCCAAACTGCAGCGCGAGTTCCTGCACTTTACCCAAGTTGCGCACCGTGCTCCCCACGGCGCGAGCAGATTGCACGTAGATGTCCACCCCATCGCGGAACACCTGCAACTTGCGGTCGTCGTAGGCCAGCCAAGGGAGCACCCGAGCTTCAATCGCTGCGTAGTCGGCGCCGATCAGGTCTTCGCCCGGCCCCGCCATCACCATCGAGCGCAAGCACTGCGACAACGCTCGGAGCACATTGGGCTCGCAGTAGCGCAGCAGCTTGTAGCTTTCGGATCGCACCAGCTCCCGCACGAGAGCGGTGTGCGCGGCGCTGCGCCGGTCCTTTGGCGCGTTGTGCAACTGCAGTCCTTTCGCGGACCACCGGCCGGTCTGGCTCGCGCCGCAAAAGCGGAGCTGCCACCGAATGCGGTGATCGAGCGAGAGCATAGCGGTAGCGCTCTTCAGCTTGCTGAGGGAGGTGAGCTTGCCCCACTCCATCTTTCGCTTGAGCACTTCGACCACGTCCGCGGGTAGCTCGGCGACCCGCTCCAACAACTCCTCGCAGGCCGCAGCATCGAGGGACTCGGACAGCTTGCCCCCCGCACGTTTGCGCTGGGGCAGATTGACCCCGCGCGACTTCAAGTATGGCTTGGCGACAGTGTCGGGGGTGTAGCTTAGGGGGTCGAGGTCGGCGCTCTTCGGCAAGGCCCAAGAGTCGGCGAGCATCCTGCGCTTCTGGTAGTCGGCGGCCTTGGCGAGTTGCCCGATAAAGCTCAAGTCGAGGTGCACCCCCCGCTCGTTCATGCGGGCGTCTACCACCCACGTCTCCCGCTCGGCCGCGGTCATCGCCGGCAGACCGTTGTAGCAGGCTAGCTCCGCCCGGTTGTCGGTGAGGCAGTAGGCCCCCAACCGCTCGATCTCCCCCGGCTTCGGGGGGTTCTTATGCCGACCGTCCTCGTGAAGCACGCAAAGCCGCTTCATCAAGGCGTGACCCTCCTTGTCCTTCTTGACGCCGGCGCCTAGCGCAGCCGCCAACCCGTCGAGGCCTTGAGGCAGGTTGCTTGCTGCAGCCATGGCCATGGAGTCGTGCCACAGTTCCATCGACGGCAGCTCGATCGGAATGTGGCCGGCCTTCACCATCTCGATCTCCATCGCGACGTTGTGAGCTAGCACCGGTCGCCGGGCGGCGGTCCACTCCTGCACTTCTAGCGGGATCGACTGCCCCGGGGTCCAAAGCCACTCGCGCAAGCAGAGTTCGCCGGCGACTACGAGCTGCAGCGTGAACCCGCAGCACAGTGCCCGCGTGGTGGGGTGCTGCGCGTAGGCCGCGTTGCCCACGCTGATGTCCGCGTGGCTCGCAGACTCCACGTCGATGCATAGAATCTCCGCGGGCTTGGTAGTCACCGAGGGGCCTGCTTCGCGTCCAACAACTGCACCCGTAGCGATTCAACTTCCGAGGAATCCATCAGAATACCCCGGAGTAGATGGGCGGTGCCTTGATGGGCAACGCGTTGAACGGCAGCCAGATCACTTGTTGGCGGGCTCGGGTTGCCGCGGTGTAGCGCCACCGAGCTGCGTCTGACTCTGGGGCCTCGTCGACTACCACGATGCGCTCCCACTCACTGCCCTGCGAAGTGTGCACCGTGATCGCGAACCCGTAGTCGGCGAGCACCCCGTGCTCGAACTTGGTGCCAAAGCGGGAACGCTTTTCCTGGTGCCAGTTGCTCGGGTGGAAGCGCACGTGAAGCATTTCCCCGTGGGCCATCTGCAGGTGCCCCGAATCAGGGTGCCCCGTGCGGCGGTCCCAATCGATGCCTTCGGCGTTGTAGACCTCACCGTTGTAGAGCTGGTGCTCGGGGTAGTTGCCTCGGATCTGAACCGGCACGACTGCCGGGCGCCGCATCCCGAACCCTACGTCTCGGTCAGCCGCTTCGTGTAGCAGCCACATGTTGATTTGCACTCGGGTGTAGTTCCGCCAGCACAGCCACATGCAGACGTTCGGGCGGGCCTTCAACTTTTTGGCGGCGGCCGGGAGCATCACATCTCGGGTAGCGCCGGTTGGCCGAAACTCGAACGGGTCACCGCCTTGGCGGAGGTGGTGCGCAAAGGCGAGGATCTCGTTGCCTTCGGCTTGCCGGTGGATGTGCTCTAACTTCACGTCCGCATTGCGCAACAAGCCCGGATCGTCGCCCACCGGGGGGAGCTGGCCGTGGTCGCCCACGTAGAGGAACATCCCCTCGGTGCTTCGCAGATCGTCTAGCATATGGGTGTCGATCATCGAAGCCTCGTCGATGACAAACAGGTGCCGGCGCGAAGCCCAGGCGCCGGAGAACTCGAAGACAGGGCCCCTGTCTTCGTCAGTCCCCACCACCTGGTAGAATGTGGAGTGGATGGTGCTCGCCGGGATGCCCTTCGAGCGCAGCACGCTGGCGGCCTTGTTGGTAGGGGCGAGGAAGTGCACGTGCCGGTCGCCGGCCACGCCCTCCACGAGGCGCATAAGCGAGGTCTTGCCGGTGCCGGCGAGGCCGGCTAGCACGAACTCGCGGCGTTGCATGAACTCGTCGTCGAGCCAGGCGTGGATCTTATCGAGCGCGGCTTGCTGCTCGGTGTTGGGTGTGATGGTGTCCATGGTCTGAGTGTCCTGAGTAAAAGAAGGGGCGCCCGGCATGGTGAGTGCGCCGGGGTTAGCCGGCTGCAGGGCGTGGGATTTTGGCCTACGGGGCCGGTTGCACCCTGCGCGAACGCCCCAGGTGTACTAGCCGAAGATGTCGTCTTCGCCAGCGCCAACAGCCGCCGCGGCCCCGCCCAGGCCGCCGAAGGCCGCTTGCGGGGTTCCGGCGTTACCGGTGTTGCCAGTCATGAGCGAGTCGCCCTCGCTCACAAACTGCACATGGTTGAGGCCGATGCTGATACCCTCCTCCTCCTTCCATGCGTAGGGGTTGACGTTTACCCGCACGTAGCAGCCGGACTGGAACACCGACAAGTCGACCAAGGGTTGCACCTTGGAATCGACGAAGCCGGGGCGGTCGTGGCTCTGCGCGTTAAAGAAGTAGTAGTCGGCGGCGTTCTCCAACTTCCCGAACATCGGGGCCTTGCCTTCGGCGGCCCGCACGGCATCAGCCGCAGCGCACGACTTGATGGGGCTGTAGCGGCCGGTGAGCTTCACCGTCTTGCCCCACTTTTCCATCATCACGTCGACGACGGCATCCTTGAGCTGCTGCAGTTCCTTACTGTCTTTGTGCACGAGCACCATCACCCCATACTTCTCAGCTCCGCCACGCTGGGCGCGCGGCTTCTTGAGGTTGGGGAACATGATGCGAACGGGGGTTTCAGTCGTGAAATACGTCATCGGTCTAATCCTCAGTCAGATGTTGGGAACACCGCGGTGGCTGGCACGGCGGGCTTCCCGTTGGAATCGGGCACCATCTTGTGCCCACTCACAGGCCGCTCCACCAACGAGGCGAGCGACACACGCACCTTCGCTGCTGCGAGCCGGCGTTCGGCTTCAGCGGGCGAAACGATAGGGGCCTTCCCGTACGGGTCGATCCCTTCCATGGCAAGCAGCTCCGCCGCTTGCGTTGCGTCAGTCCACCGGCGGTTACCCACCGACTCCACCAGCTTGTAGCCGGGCACTGGTTCACCACGCTCGAGCTTGCGCTCTACGAACGTGTGCACCGCGTTCAGCCACTCCTTCACTCGGGGCGCGAGTTCCAGAATCTGCAAGAGCTGCTCCTGAGTCAGCGTCTCGATCGCCGGCGGTGCTCGGTTGCTGAACACGTCCGTGGCTACCGCGTTGGCTTCACGGCCACGTGCGGGGCAAGTAGCAGCTGCGTCGCAGAAACCGCAGTGGTCCCCGGTCACGAGCTTCTTGCTGCCCCCGATAATCAAGTCGCGCGCCTCGATCAGCTTGGTAGCCGCGGATTCGATACCGGCGCGGGTCACCTCCCACTCGCGCCAAGGCTGCAGGCCGGCGCGTGGTTGGTAGATGTGGATCAGCACACGCTCGACCTTCGCCGCAGCGACGGGGTCTTCTTTTTCGAGGCCGCGGAGTGCGCCCACTGCGTAGCAGATGCCTTGGTAGTTGCCCTGCACCTCAACGACCTTGCCGGCGCCATACTTGAGGTCCGCAACGTGCAGCACGGTGCCGCAGCCGCTGAGCAAGATCATGTCGGCGGTGCCCCAGACGTGCTCTGCGACGGTCACCCGGGTCTCGATCTTCGGAGTGCCACCCCACAACAACACGAGGGACTCGCTGAACTCCACGTAGTTGTTGACGTGGCCCGCCATCTCTTCGGTGAAGGTGAACTCACCGTCTAGGTCCGGCTTGTTGGGGTTGCGTGACTTGACGTTCAGGAAGCTGTTGGCGTCCTTCTTTTCAGTCAGGCACCTGGCCGCGATCTCGTGCACAAAGGTGCCCTCGCGGGCGTACGACGAGTCACGGTCAGGCGCCCGCGCCACCAACTCAACCGAGCCATGGCAGACCATCCAACGATGCGCGGAAGACGGCGATAGTTTCGCGTGGTCATGCACCGCTCAGACCTCCTCGAGCGCGGCAACCACTTTCGCGTAGTCGGCCTTCTTGAGGTCGGGCAGCTTCTCAGCCCCGAAGGATAGAAGCACCTTTTGGGCGCCTTCGGCCTTGCCTTCGCCCACCAGCTTGCGCAAGACGACGCGCACGTCGTCAATGGTCGGGCCTGCGTCCGCCTTGGCATCGGCAGCCGGCGCGGCGTCCTTGTCCTTCTTGGTGCGGGAGGCACGCGGCTTCGGAGCTGCCAGGCCAGGCGTGGCCGCGGTGTCGCCCACCGTTAGCGGCGCGGGCTCCAGCTTGGTGAGGTGCGCGAGCAGCTGCGCGAGCTCGAGTTGCTCGGCGTCGGTGGTGGTTTCAATTGTGCAGGTGATCTTCATCAGTCTCTTTCGGGTCAGGGTCTCGAGGAAAAGCCAATTGCCGGTGCTCTTCGCACCAGTCTTCGGAATGTCGAATAGGGAAGGGGCCCGGGGTGGATCGGATGTGGCACCGCCCCACCGGGTGCTCGTGGAGCGCGGACGCGCCCCAAAACTTACACGTCCGGCAGCGGTTCACGGGGCCCCCGAATCGCGGTGTAGTTAGACCGGCCTTGCAGCTGCTTCAGGATGTCGCTGGGGATGTCAGGCTCACCCCTTTCGATCAAGAACGCGCTACTTAAGGATCCAGAACTCATCGGTCGAACAGGGGGTCAGGGATTCGAAGGAAAGCAACCGCAATCGCGCCAACCGCGAGAGCGGTCAGGGTGGCGCTCAACACAGGCTTGCGCTTGCGGTCAGCGAAGTGAGAAGCGAAGGCGGCAAGCACCGCCAACGCCAAGCAGGTGAAGGTAGGGAGGTAATTCACTAGAGGTCCAGGGTTCGGCACAACTCGACGAGCGCGCGGGTCTCAGCTTCGTAGCGCGCGGCTTCAGCAGGCTCGTGCTCCGCGGCCAGAGAGGACGCGTGCACGCCCCAATCGGTCAAGGTGAGCGCCTCGCACCCGTAGCAGAGCCACCTGACTCCGTCGTAGTCCCTGGCGGTGAAGGCGAAGTATTTGGGTGAGGTCCAGCTCGCGACTCGCCCGGGTCCTACGTTGAAGCCGCCCATTGAGGCGCCGAGCAGAGAAGCTCGGCCCAAGTTGGCGCCTCTCAAGTCGGTGTCTCTCAAGTCGGTGCTTCCCAGGTTGGTGTTTAACAGGTTGGAGCTTCTCAGGTTGGCGGATGCCAAGTCGGCGCCCTCCAACTTGGCGCGGCTCAGGTCGGCGTAGGCCAAGTCGGCGCCCTCCAACTTGGCGCGGCTCAGGTCGGCGTAGGCCAAGTCGGCGTGGCTCAAGTCGGCGCATCTCAAGTCGGCGCGGCTCAGGTCGGACCTGAGCATGCTGGATCTGCTCAGGTTGGCGTATCTCAGGTTGGCGCGGTTCAAGTTGAGCCCGCTCAGGTCGGCGCCGACCAGGCAGGCCCTGGTGCCACCCTTGCCCGTCAGCCATAGCTCATGCAAGCGCAGGATCTCGGCGAGGTCTGATTGGCTAACCATTGGAGGGCCCCACGAATCGGACGCGCTCGGCATCGCCTCGCACGAAAGCCACGCCGTCGCTCGCCTTGATCCCAAGCGAAGCTACCCACGAATCCAAACGGGTGCGCAGCTCGTGCAGCTCCGCGCGCAACTTGGGCAAGCGCTCGGAATGCCGAGGATTCGTATACTGGCGGCGCTTGGCGAACATCACCTTGTCGCTTGCCGCTCGAATGGCGTCGATCCAGTCCTCGAGGGTCTTGCAGCCCGATTGCTGCGTCCACTCGGCGAGGGTTACCGCGGTGCAGAGTTGCCAGTCGCAGCCTCGGCGCCGCTTGGGAAGCCCCTGCAGCACCATGACGCTCGTCGCCGGCACGGTGCCGGCCTTGGTCTGGTAGACCTTCAACAGTTTTAGGGTTGGTGTCCTTGGCATCGTTCGTTCTCCGTTCAAGCATCTGCGACCTAAACGGCCGCAGCAAAGATGTCACCGCCAACTTCAGCCATCGCCGCGAGTGTGTCCGCGTTGCCGGTTGCCTTGGCGGCCGAGGTCACGCCGTTCGCGATCCAAGCGTGGGTGAGTGCCTTGGTGCCGCGGTTCTCGGCGTCGGTGGCTGCGGCGAGCGCTTGCTGAGCGAAGGCCTCGGTGAGGCCGAACTGCTTCGCCAGGCGGGCAGCTGCTTCCTTCGTCGAGGGGGCGAAGAAGGTCTTGTTGGCCTTGCGTAGGATCTCGATCTCCTGCTTCGCCAATCCGGGCGTGCACTGACGCAGCTCAGTGCGGAAGCGGCGCAGCAAGTTGCGGTCGCTGCTGCCGCGGTGGATGATGCGCTGAGTCTTCACGACCTTGGCGCCCCAGATGATGAAATTGGCGCACATCTCATCGAGCACAAAACGCTTGGTCCAAAGGCTGCGCTGGCCCACTTCGCTGTTGCCAACGATGACACCGCGGCGCACAGGGCGGTCACCGTGGCCGTCCTGGTTATCCTTCTCAGGGGTCATGTAGAACGAGAAGGTGCCACGGTCGCCGCGGAACAAGCACGGCTTGTTGTTGCCGAGGATGTTGTTGCGCTGGGCGTCGGTGTTGATCGTCGGCAACGCGGGGGTGAAGCCGTTCGGCAGCAGCCACTCGTTGACTTCGTTCAGCAGGTCGGCGTCCCACACGCGGCAGTAACCGGGGCTGGTGATCGCGCGCAGCACGGGCTCCGCGGTCTCCAAGCGGGAATTGGTCACGGTGCCCAGCAGCAACTTGGCCGCACCGTCATCAACGTGCTGCACGGCATCGTTGAGCGCAGTGACTGCGACCGGCAGGCTGAGGCGGCTGCCTAAGAACTCGCGCCGGCTGCCAACCGCTTGGCAGATCTGACCGAACGAGTAGTGCGTCAGCCCGTAGGTGTGACCGCCTTCCTTGCGCATCACGCGCAGCGTGCCGTCCAACGAAGTGAAGCGCAGATCGGTCAGCGGCAGCTCGACCTCGCGGTGGTTGGCTTGGTCAGTGCGGGCGGCCTTTTGCATATCGCGGAAGGAAGCGAAGTGCTCGTCGGCGGGGCGGGTGACAAGCTGATCGGAAGCGTTCATGAGTTCGGCCATCGTTCTAGTCTCTCGAATCGGTTGGGGTGTTTCGCAGGTCGTTGGTGTTCATTGTTGTGCCTCCTCATCCAGAGCCTCACACAACGCCACCAGCGCGAGGGTCTCCGCTTCGTAGTGCTTGGCTCGCTTCGGCTCGTGCTTCTCGGCCAGATTTCTTGCGCACTGGCGCCACTCTGCCAGCCGAAGAGTCTCGCACCCGTATTGTAGCCAGCGGACGCCCTGAGTATCTCGCGTCGACATCGCCCAGTAGGTGCTCGTCCACGTCACGATTTGGCCGTCTCCGACTACGTGGGTGCCCAGGTGAGCCCTGTGCA